GAACCAGCGAGAATATGGAAACGTAGTAATTCTCTAGAGTATTATGGTTCAATCCAACGTAAAAAAATCTGAGAGCGTTGTTAGCTCAATCACCCTATTGTTTCCATTCTTGTTTTTGTATTCGATCTTGTAATACAACTTGGGAACATTGGACATAAAGTCTTGTATCTTTTGAAAAACATCAACACCGACATCGTCAAGGAATTGTTCTATTTCTTTCTTGGTGTAGTCTGATGGATCGAAGATATCGTCACCGTCGTAGATCTTATCGATACAACGAACAATCAATTCGTAAAATGCATCGTCGCCTGATTTCAAAAACTCTTTGTCATCAAACAAAGATGCTGGCGGATAACGCATCTGAATTCCCATGTCGTCGGTGATCTTTACGACCCTCTCAACCTTTTCCGGGAACTTGACTTCGATTTCTTTCAGATCAATTTCAAAATTGTATAGCTCTTGATCTTCGTTGTCTCGGTAAGAAACCTTCACGACGTTATTGACAGACACAGATCTCAGCTGAATGAAGAGATACTCTAGATCGAAAATAGCCAGCTTATCAACATCAAATGAATCATTGATAGCGCAGTTGTTTACGACTTGCTTGATTGCTCTGAGCATGTCACCTGAATCTTCCGATGCCTTAGCCATCAACAGAAGCTTCTCTTCCTTGACTAGGAACGGGCGGAAAGGTTCTACTTTCTTACGATCGAAACCAGATGATGGAATATGAAATTCGTAAATTGGGTGTTTGATTTTAGGTAGTGGCATAATGTATCTCCATTGTTAATGTTTATGATCCTGTTTGGAATACTGGTGTCGGTGATACTTCGCCATTTAGACCAATAAAACCTTCATTTCCAACTGCTTGATTGACACCTGTTGGTGGTCTAGGCGATTCAGTTCTTTGCGGAACTACTTGTGCTGTTTGACCAGGACCTATAGTTGCACCAGATTCATATACACCCATGTCGTAACCACTGTAAAACCATTCTTTGAATGAAAATCTTACACTGAATTCATACAGGCGATTATTTTCGCTCCAAGACAAACTAACATCACTCAACGAAATCGGAAAAGCTTCTTTCAAAATGATAGCGTTGGTTTGACGACCAGCATTATCAAAAACAAATATTTGAATATCTGTCTGATAGTACTGTTTGTATTCAACTTTATAGCTAGGCTGACTTCCTCCACTCACCCCAGTATAGTCAAATATCCCATTCATCCATTTCGCAAAGTATTTCCAAAAAGCATTGTTATTGTTATCGAGGAAGTTGATATCAACGTCCGTGAAGTTTACATTGGTTGGGAATTTCTGTGATGGACCCACACCATAACGCGAAACGTTTTGAGTGTCTAGATCGACTCCGGGAACTTTTACTGAGTTCGCTCTGTATTCGATTGATCTTTGTACCACTTCGAACCCATTTTGCAAAATTATGGGCGGTGGGATTCTTACAATGAACTTGTTAGTTTGGACAGTTCCACTATTATTTATGTGAGCCGAAAATCTTGCGATGTTGAACATTAGATCATCTCTCTCGACTCGCGCCAGACTTTTTCCTTGGTCGCTTTTCTAAATTGTTCTGTCGGTAGCATCAGCGCGGAATCCCAGTTGGTAGGTTCAATATTTAGGTAGTTACTCGCGACATGATCCCAAAGATAATGTTTCAGACATGGCTTGAACCAACGATATTTAGATGCGGAAGCCAAGACTTGATAAGAGATCTTCAACTTTGTTGTATCGTTATGCTTGGTATTGTTTACGATCTGATACAGAGCATCCATAAGTTTCGCGCGCAATACAGGCGGGAGATAATGTAGATTGATTCCTAAAAATCCGTTGTCTTTGAAATCAACAAGAAAAATCAGTGGAAACAAATCGTAGTAAGGAAGTGTCTGTTTGTGTTTTGGATCGTAGAAGAACGTATACATTTTGCCAATAGACTTCTGATCCAGAACAGTCTTGATGTTCTTTTTGTCATTCATCATTCGGCGACGGTTGACGGTGCGAACATCCAGCGCAGCCTGTCTAAACCATTCGCGCGCTTCTTCTACATCAGACCTGTCTATACCTTCTGCTTTGCCGCGCTGCGATAGTTGTTGAAAAATGTATGCGGTCATTTACCGTAGATTTCTTTCTCTGTCATGATGACGAAGTTCCAGCCTTTGTCTTTACAATATTCTTCAGCAGCTGCCCACTTGGCGGAGTTAACTCCCCATGTAAAGACTTCATTCAGGTATCGCTTCGTCACCGTTGATTTTTTCTTAGGCTCGACTGTCTGCGCTTTCGGTTTGACTTCGATCAGCATCGTCTCGCTCAATCCCTGTCTGTTCTTTGTATTTATAAGAAAATCCGGGAAATATCGATGCATTTTTCCATCGACTGGTGAACGATAAGGTATGATTGTCTCTTCTGACTTCCACCATACGACATCCTGATGCTGATCAAAATGAGTCATCAAGCGAAGCTCCCAACTAGATCGATACACGATATTGGTTGGGTCGCCTTTGTATTTTTTCGGGTTTCTTGGTTTGAAATAGCCTTGTGTGTACTTTGCCATCTTCTCAATTTCATTATAAATAGAAGCAACCAGTATTTATCAAAGGTAAACTAGGAATGTCGGGAACAGGAAACCAACCAAGAAATACACCAACGAATTTAGCGGATGTAGCTGCAAGAGTTGGAATAACAGCAAACAGAATAGCAGCTGCTCAGGGTTTAGCAGCTGCTGCAATAGCAGTTTATACAACTGCGGATGCTGTTAAACTGTATAACAGAAGAGCTGGAATGGCTGCTCAATTTCAGCAAGGTCTTATTTTCCCTAGAGATCTCGTTCAGAACAATAGAGATTTTTATGTTTCTTTCAGTTTTCAAGAATACAAAAAAAGATCAATCAATGATTCTCCGTTTTTAAGGTCTACTGGAACTGTTCGTTTACCTTTACCTAGTAATTTGAAAGACAATTTGAGCGTTTCTTACGCAACAGAATCTCTTGGACCTGCTGTCGGCGCTGCTTTGGAATCGGCTGTTGGAACAAGTTCATCTGCTACAGGTGGTTCTAGACTTGAAGAAGGATTAGGAAAAGCGCTTGAGACTGGTTTATCTGCCGCACAGGGTGCTACAATCGAAGCTGTTCAAAGACAAGTACCACAAGTTGTAGCTGCAGCATCTGCTTATTCTGGAATAGCTGTAAATCCTTATCAGACAGTTCTATTCAAAAATCCCAATTTCAAGAAACACAGTTTTTCCTGGAAACTTATGCCAAGAGATGAACAAGAATCTGGTATAATCAGAGATTTGGTTAGAACATTTCAATTTCACGCTTCCCCAGGTGTCTCTGAAGGCAATGGGTTGTTTTTCTCTTTCCCAAGTAGAGTTATTATAAGTTTGTTTCCTTCTAGCGAATTCCTTTACAGATTCAAACCTTGTATTGTTGAAAGTGTAGATGTTAATTACGCTGCTGGATCCGGTCCGTCATTTTTCAAACGTTCTCAAGCTCCGACTGCTGTAACGTTTAGCATTCAGATGCAAGAAATCGAATATTGGACTAATAATGATTTTGAAGGTAATGCTTTCGACGATATTGCTGCTATAGCTCGTAATGCTAGATTGTTAACAGGGGTTACACCCGGAGAAAATCCTAATTAGGATAAGGATTCCGTAAATGGCTGAGAAGTACTTCGAAAAATTCCCAATAATCCAATACGCGAACAACTACGTTCGTAACATCACAGAGCGTGCAGTTGTTCTAAATGCTGTTTACAGCAGTCCTGTGCTATACTACGCATATGATATTGGAGAGGGCGAAAGAGCTGACAACATTGCTGATCGTTATTACAACGATGAGTATATGGGCTGGATTCTACATCTAACGAACAAGATCGTCGATCCTTATTATGATTGGTATATGGATCAGACAACTTTCCAAGACTTCATAGTAAAGAAATATGGTTCATACGTTAATTCAGTAACCAAGATCAAATACTACAGGAACAACTGGTATTCATAC